GTAAACAAGAAGAATTAATGGTCGAAGATGAAAGTATTGGCGACACATTAATAGATATGGCAAATTATGCTCTAATATGTCATATTTTATTTTATGAAAAACGATACAAAGAACTAAATGAAAACACGGACAATCTTACTAAACAATTTTTAGATAAAAGAATGTATAAAGATATCAAAGAACATGGTAACGATATGTCTTTTGAGAATGAAAGTCGTAAGCATGACACCTAAACAGTTTGCGTTAGTCATAGAGAAAAGAGCAAGTAAGAAAAAGATAAGTCATATGGACGCTGTGTTAGATTATTGTAATGAGAAACAAATAGAACCAGACCAGGTGACACATTTAATTAACAGAAACTTAAAAGAAAAAATAAAGGCAAATGCAGAAGCTTTGAACTTCTTACCAAAGACTGCTACATTGCCAATATAGGAGTATATAATGAAAGAAGGATGGAAAATAAAACCTCACACATTTAAATTTAGATACGGTGATGATGATGAAAAAGGTGGTTGTACATTTATAGGCGGATCATGGGAAGACAAGACTACAGACGACTTATTTAAAGGTAAGAAAGTAGTAGTGTTTAGTTTACCTGGTGCATTTACACCTACATGTTCAAGTGAACAGTTACCTGCTTATGAAGAAATGTATGATAAGTTTAAAAACGTAGGCGTTGATGAAGTTTATTGTGTATCAGTAAATGACGCTTTTGTAATGAATGCTTGGGCAAGAGACTTAGGTATTAAGAATGTAAAAATGATACCAGACGGTTGTGGTACATTTACAAGAAACATGGGTATGTTAGTAGATAAACCTAAACAAGGTTTTGGTATGA